CGCGCCAGTTCTCATAATCCAGATAGCCGAGGAACATTTCAGACTTGATGCCTGCTGCCGTGTCATAGCAGCGGAAAGCATCGCGCGCCCACATGCCGAAGTCGGTCAATCCGATGTCGGTGGTTGGCGCATACAACGCCTGACCGGCCACCGTGGGGAAATTGCACGAGGTACGCAACCACTGCCAATCCTGGTGCGCAGTCTGAATGTCCATCCAGGCCGCGTTGATCCAGTTGACAATACGCCGCATCTCGCCGGTCTGATTGACGACCGTGACCGGCGATAGATCGGTTCCCGTTGCGCCGAACTCGATTCGCGCGCGCTGGCACAACTGTAGGAAGTTCACGGCTTATTGCTCCATGTAGACCCGGTGCAACCATGCGCTGCCCTTTGGGCTGGGGTCATACATGACAGACAGCGGATACTTGGCGCGCTGATGGCGCAGAATGCGGTTGTTGATTACCTTTGCGCCAACTTCATCATGCGTGGTCTGCACAGAGATAGGCTTGGAGCGAATCAGCACTTCAACAAACTTGCGCTTCAACTTCTCCTCAACCCCTACGCGCACCCATTTCGATTCGCCATTGACGGCCACATCAATTACCATCGGTGCGTTTTCTTCGGAAGAAGGCTGAAGAATGATGATCAGTTCGTCCTCGTTGAACTTGAGCGCTTCCATGTGATCGCTGTTCAGCGACTTCGATTCGACCGGGATGATGGGTTCACGCTCGACGACCAGCGGCTCACCCATTTCCGGCAGGACGATAGGAGACGGTTGCTCCATCTCCAGGTTCTCGGTGTTGGTGCCACGACTGCGGCGAACGGGGGTGTGAATTGCATCGGTCATGTTTAATGCCTCCAGAAATAAGAAAACCCGCCGGAGCGGGTTATAGGTTGGCAATGCTGCCCAACACCTATACAGGCTATTTCAAGTCTGAATAGGTGTTGGTCCCGCGCACTTACCCGGCGCGGGTTAGGAGGGGTTAGATCACCGGACGGGTAGGCATGCTCATTACGTCGGTGAAGACGAATGACAGACCGGTCGTGGCGGCGAAGTTATGGCTGCCACAGATCCATGTCGTCGATGTGACATAGGTGGTCAGCACTTTCACGGTCACGATACCGAAAGCCGCAGCGGTATCAGGCAGTTCGCCCAGTTCTGGCGCTTTGATGAACGCACCGGAAGCATCCAGTTTCTCGATGCTGCCCTGTGCCACTTTGAGCGCACCGGAAGCATTGAAACCGAACGTCAGGCTGGTGCCGTAGCCGGGAGAAACCGGCAGGAATGCCGCGCCGGTATTCGCATCCGTAGTCGGGGTGGCGACGTTGGATGCGCCCGCTGCGGAGTACGCCTTGCCCTGGATAGCAAACAGGGTGGTGTTTGCGGTCGTGGTGGTGGTGGTGGTTCCGGCTGCAAAACCGGCCTTGGTGGTGGTGAAGTTGCCACCGGCATTGTTCAGTGCATTGTTCATGTGATGCTCCTTTTAGATCAAAACGGTGGGGTCGAATGCGCTGATCACGTTCACATAAGCAGCATTCGGAGTAACGGTCGCATCATCCAGCGCAGTGGTGCCGCCGACGAAGTTACCTGTACCAGTTGGGTTAATGATGACGAAGCCGATCATGGCCTTGCCTTCAGGTAGGGGTGGGAATGTAACGGCTGCCAGCGTTGCGCCTTCTGCGCCCATTGCCGAGGTCAATGTACCGGCCCCGTCAACGAAGAAGCAGTACACGTTGAACTTGGCATTGGTGACAGTGCCGGACAGTGCCGCCATGTCGGTTGCCGCGCCCTTGGTGACGAGCTTGCCGCGCACGCTTGCGTAATAGGCTGAGGCGCCCGTCTTGACGATAGCACTTGCGCCAGCCTTGATGACCAGCCCGGCAGAACTCAGCGAGCAAGTCGATACGCTGTCTGCAATCGGGTTGAGCACCATGCGCAGCGACTCGCCATCTTTGGACGAAGCCATGCCCGACAACCATTGTCGAATGGTTCCAATCATAATGATTCTCCTGTGGGTGAGCCGGAGATTACCGGCCCACTATTGGGTTACAGAGATTTCGCGCCGACGTTGCCCACGGCGCACCATCCCGCATTCTCCAGCATGGCAGCCTTGTACCATTTGGCACCGGCGTAACCGCGCTGGCCCAATGGATCGGACTTGTCCTTCTGGTTAGGCGGAATGAAGGTCACGTCAAGGGACTCTTTGCCGCGTACCGCGATCTGGCTGAATGCGTCCTTTGCCAGAACGATGAACTGGTACACGTCCAGATTGGATGCGGAAGTCGAATAGCCCGAGCCAGACCCCAGCCAGTTCGCTACGGCTGCGCCACCGTCCTGAATGCTCGGCAGGTCAGGCGAGAGGATGAAACGGAATTCCTCGCACTTGCCGATTTCATTAGGCATCGGTGTACCGGAAGCGTACTTCTCGACAGGCGTGAAGTTTGGCAGGTCGCGGATGTCGGAGGCCAGGTCGGTATGACCATAGACAAAATAACCCGCACCCACTGCATCAGTGCCGTAATTGCCGGAAGCCTTGAGCACGGAAGTTACGGATTTGCCGTGGTTCGCATTCAGGCTACGCACCATCTTACGAACAATACCGAGCGTGATCGGGCCATTCACCGTGGCGCGCGTGGTGCCGCTGCCGCCGTAGAACTGGTTGGTGGAAGCCTTCAGTTCGCCATAGATGATCTGCTCGTTGACCAGCGTGATGCGCTCGCCAATCTGTTCCTTCATGGCGGAAGGGGCGTCATCCTCGTACAAATCCTGCATCTTGTCGGTCAGACCGTAGAGGCAGGAATAACTCTTGAGTACGACCGTCACATCCATCGGGGTGATGGATTCCGGATTGGGCGTAATGCCTTCAGCCGTTTGATGCGCCTGAATGATCGCACTGGAACGATCACCCGTACCGTTCTGGAAGAACTGGTTAGGAGCAGAAGAAGTGCCGCCGAACGGAATCCAGCGACGTGCGACGTAAGTGTCGCTGCTGTTGGCGGGCATCTTCTCCTGACGACCTGCGCGGGAGAGGACTTCGGTGGGTACGGCGTGGGACAGAATGCGCCCCTTGTATTTGTTAATACGACCGGGGTTCAGCGTATAAGTTTGCATACTCATGATGTTGCTCCTGATAGTGTGGGTTTATCGGCCTTTGAATCCGGCCTCGAACTCGTCATCACCTGTGGGCGCTGATTGGTGGCCGCCGTCTCCTTTGGCATCCACCGCATCCGCGAACCGATCCCGGCGCGACGTGTCTTGTTTCGCTTGTTTCTGTTTTTTGTATTCGTTGAACTTGTCAATCGAGCGCCCGATCACAACATGGTTGTTTGTTTCCTCCAGCCGTTGACGGTAGTTTTCCGGCTGCTCGCCAAGCCAGCGCCGGTATTCCGTATCGGGGAGGTTCCCTTGCCCATCTGGCAGCCCAACAATGTCACGCCAGCCTTCATGCGTTTCGTCCAGGGTTTCGAGCGATATTTCTACCTTCGCATCCCTGACGGCATCCTTCCTGACGTTACTGATCACGGTTTCATCAATGGCTGGCCCGGTGCCGCGCATCTTGCCTACAACGTTTTGCAGTACCTTCAGCGTCATGCCAGCCAACTCGGGGAATTCTTCGGCCATTTCAGCCACATCCTCGTCGGTCAGTTCAACGCTTTGCCCGTTGGGCGTCTGGTGCTGCAACTGCTGCAAGTGGCGCTCAATGCCACCAATCTTTCCGAACGCTGTCCCGAACTGCTTTTCCTGCGCGGCCTTGATGTCTGATACCAAAGTGGCGCTATTCATTAGCTGCTCGTACTCTTGCTCGGTAATCTGGCGATACTGTGGCGCTGGCGGCTCCTGTTCTTCTGCTGGATCTTCCTCAACCTGTTCCGGCGTTTCCGTGGGAACGTAGGCTGCATCGAATCCGGAATTGAACTCATCGTCATTGACTACTTCGTTATTCAGGTCTTGCTGGTCCTGTTCGTCGCTCATTTGATGCTCCACAAATAACAAAACCCGCTTTCGCGGGTCGATTCCCTCCGGCGCTGTTCGCGTGGGAGGCCGTTCTTTGCCGTGCCTTTCGGGGCGGCTTAAACCTATTCTTCAATAATCTGCTGTGGTGATCCCAGGTTCAGGAAGGCTTTGCACTCGGCAATCCTGCCACGCATCTTGTCAGTGTCCTTGTCGCTCAGGTCGCCATCGTTGCGGGCGCGCAACTCTTCCAGTCGGCGCTGGTAGTGGTCGCGCAACTTGATCCAGAGCGGGTTGTTCAAATCATGCGACTCAAGCGCGAAAATCTTTGGGATCATTTCAGGTTTTCCAGCTTGTAGATGGCCTTCAGATAAACGGCTGTGACGCCATCCACAAGATTCCCGACCGCCGCCGACTCGTTGGCAATCTCGTTGCGGTTGACCTCGATCCAATCCGACTCTTCGCGCAGGTACTCGATCATGTCGGTAACTTTGTGTTCGACAGCCGGAAGGTCATCAATCTCGCCAAACTGCCCGATGTAGCATTCCACCAGCGGGTCAAGGGCATCAATCACGCCGTTGTAGAACTCGTCCATCGCTATGTGCTCGGCATAGGACTTGGCTGTCAGGTGACGGAAGTTTGCGATATTGCGGGCGCTGAACACCCGTGCGATCAGTTCTGAAATCATTGCTGGTATGCCATCCCAGGGTTAGCCCTGCCTGCTGGCTCGATTGCTGGCGTTGCCACTTGCGGCACATGACCGCCTGCGGCCAGTTGCGCGGATGCAAGTTCTTTCTGCACGCGCAGTCTGGCAGCGGTATCGGCCAGCTTGATCTTGTTCTTATCCACCTCGATCCCCTTCTGCACCTGCAACGTTAGGTAAGCAATCTCGCGCTTGATTTTCAACTCCTCGACACGGATCTGTGCGGCGGAATTTGTACGCTGGCTTTCCGCCTCGACATAAGCTCGGTCGCGGTCGGTATCCATCTTCATCTTGTCTACCGTGGCCTTGGCGGCAATCTGGGCGCGCTGGATGGATGCCTGCGCATTGATCTGTGCGGCCTGTACCTGCGGCGGCATCGGTGGCGGCATCTGTGCCATCTTCGCCAGTTCCTCTTCGGTGTACTGCGCATCCTTGGGGTCCATGCGCTTGGCTTTGAGCAGCATGGCAAAGACCTTCTTGGGGTCCATTCCGAAAGCCGGGTTGACCGAGGCGCCGAGCAACTGCATCAGGGTCATCTCCTGAATCGCACGTTCCACCATAACAATGGAGCCATGCGCATGGATCTCGAAGTCGCCCTTCTCTTCATTCGGGACATCCGGATCAAGCAGCAGCCATTCGTAGAACATGTTGACAAGCGGTTCGGTGATGCTGTCGTCCATCGTGTTGCCGATGTTGCGCAGCAGGGAATGCGCGTTGTTGTTCTGCAACTCGGCCTGGCCGAATGTCTGCGGGGTTGTCTCGCCTGCCTGCCCCTGTGTCACCAATGGAATAGCGCTGGCTTCTTCGGCCAGTTTGAAGGCGTACATGATGATGTTCATCAACTGCTGCTGGCGGTCCGGCAGTTCCACCGCAAGGAAGGCTTTGCGAACATCGTCGATAATGGCGTCGGAACTCTTCAGCCATATCTTGTTGGGGGTAATCTCCCAGCGGCTATTGGCCGGGACAATGGAGCCATTGTCGATAACAAGCTGCACGCCTGAACTGATGCCGGTGTTATCCGACATCCTGCGTGTGGCGGCATTGACCAGACGCTGCGGCATGGCAACCTGTTCTGCCACACCTACACCTGCCCAGTGGTCAGCCCGACGCGACCAAGGCATAACGTGGTAGGGGAATTGCCCGGAGTCCAGCGGGTTCAGTACAGCACGGATCACCGTGTCGTTGATCAGCGTCACGATGGCATAAACCTGATCGGCGCATTCATCCACTTCAACACCGAATAGCTCAATGTCCTTGGCGCTCAAGGTGCCGTAGAACGTCCACAACTCGTAACGGTTCTTCTTGCGCTTGCCGTCGTCGTTGCCTTCCTGGTAAATCTTGCCCGGACCTTCCGCAATCACCTTGTCAATCCGGCTGGCCTTGTAACCCTTGCGATTCTTGAGCGCGCGCAGTTTCTTTTCGGAGAAGTAATCGCGCTCGATGATGTAATCACCGTCCTGCACATCTTCACCGCATGCCGGGTCAGGGAAGATATTCCACGGGTCGCGCCACTCGACTGACGGGACAATCTTCTCTTCCATCTTCAGCGTAATAGCGCCCGTATCCGGATCGGTATAAACCGCCTGCACCCGGCGCTTCTCAGGGAACGGCCCTTTCAACACACAGACACCCAGGCGCGCGGCATCATGAATCACCTTGCGCATCTCGCGCGGATACTGCGCTTCCGTCATCCAGTCATAGATACGCCGCTCGGCCTTCTTGGCGGATTCGTTGGCCTTCTCCAGCGCCTGTTCGACATAATCCTTGACCGTCATCGGCACTTGTTGTGGTTGCCCCTGCTGCATTTCCTCCGGATTGGCCTGGCGCATGACCGGCTGGCCATTCACACCCATCATCGGGCGCATATCTTCCTTGCCAATCACCAGTTCAGGGATAGGCGTGGATTCGATTGAAAACGCCTTATCGTCAATTGGCAGCGTGATTTCGCATATCTTGGCCGTTGCGGCATCCACATAGCGGCTGGTGACGCGCACAAAAGCTGAACTCTTGACCTCATCGGTACGGGATGCGCCCGTCGTAACCGGGCCATTCAGGCTGACGGACTTGGCCCACTTGGCGCCCGCGAAGTCGGAACGGTTGGTGTCATCAATACCCAGGTAGGCTTCCTCGCAAGCCGTCCAGATGTCCTCGATACCGGACTCCTTGCGGAAAGCAACAGCCTCGTCGCGCTTCTCGACAATCGCCAGGCCGAGCGCGTCCATCCGCTGCTCAATCTCGGCAGGTGTGGGTTTTGTGCGTTTGATCATTGTTTACCTTGTCGCCCTTCATTTATCTGCACCGCATCCATGTCCCAGTACCTCCTTGAGTAGTTCCTATAAAGTCGTTCCCGTTTGGGCCATAAACCACACCAGCCCTGACATCTGAAGCGATTGGAAATACCCATAGAGGCGTGCAGACATAGCCGCCATCCACATATCCGGTGAATACATAATCAAATGAACACTCGATGGCTCGGGTTAATGTGCCTCTGGCGGTTGCAATGGAATACCCGTTGAGCGAAAGAACGTGCTCAAGGGTAATCGTCCCTTGACTGGCCCCAACCGTAGCACCTGCAATCGTGCGTTCTACGCCGAGCGTAAAACCGCCTAGAGAGAATGTTGATGACGTGCCTGTCAGCGCCACCGTCACGCCGGAATTGATATTTACCGTTATCGTACCTTGCGACACCGTGGCTGATTGCCCGGTAAGCGGCTTGATTACTTCCTGTATAGTTGTGCCTGCGACAGCAGTTATCGCTTGGCCTGACAGTGCCGTGCTCACGCCCTGAGAGGTTGACCCACGAGAAGCGGTTAATGCCTGTCCGGTCAGGGGAAGCGCAATCCCCTGCGTCGTTGTGCCGCGTGAGAGCGTTGAACTCTGTCCTGAGAGTGCTATGGCATGGTCTTGCGTCACCACACCTTGAGAAACAGTCAGCGCTTGACCTGTCAGCGTCTTGTCGATACCAACAATTACCGCTCCACGGGATAGCGTTGCAGACTGCCCGTTCAATGGGAGCGTTAAATCCCCGCCTATCGATGCGGTTACGGCACCTTGCGAAGAAGCCAGTTGTAGGCCGGTGACGCCAATACTGTTACCCTGTGTAACCGTTCCCTGCGATACTGTCAAGGAAACGCCAGTCAACCCGACTGTTACATCAGCATTCGCCGCAATTCCGGCCAGTGGATCGGAAATTGCACCTGCTGCGATTGCGCCGAAGCCGAGCATTTAGATCACCAGCACGTTATGATTGCGAACGAGACTCCACCCATGCCGCCAACTGTCGCTGGCGTGGTTCCTGTAAATGAACCACCGTTACCACCACCGCCACATCCGGGCGCACCTGATCCGCCAATGGAAGCCCGCAAACCACCACCAGAAGCTGCCGCATCCGTTGATCCTCCCCCTGTCCCGCCATATCCATAAAACAAGTTGGGGATAGGTCGATAACCTCCAGCCCCGTTCCCGGGAGGGGTTGTCGTCACGCCACCAATGCCGCCAATATGGGGTGGGAATTGCCCTGCGACCGTAAAGGCACCACCTGCTGTTCCCGCACCTGAAGCTGGAAGTCCGCCGCCCCCTGTGCCTCCTGTCACCCATAGCCCTGTAACGGGTATCGTCAATGCGCCACCCGCAACCGTTGTTCCACCGATGATACCCGCCTGCCCTGCCAGAGACAGCGTTGCGAACGGCCATCCGAGTGGCATTGCGCCAACTGTGGCAATGCTTCCAGCCGTACCTGCTGCACCTGCCGTCGCACCTGCCGCGTTACCGCCATTTCCGCCACCGTTTGCAATCATCAATGTGTCATTGGCAATCGGTGCGCCTGCACCCGCTGTGAGCTTTGGTGAAATGGCGATGTAGCTCGCCAGATTAGTAGTGGCAGAATACCCTGCCAACGAGAGATAAAGCCGGTCAGGCAATAGAGCGAGCGGCATGGTCAGATGCGTCTGGCTACCTGAACCGCCGCCGCCGCCGCCTGCTGCTGTGGACACTGCACCGACCACACCCAGACCACCGTTGCCGCCCTTGCCGACCAAGATGATATTGATCATGGTCTTGCCGCGCGGTTTGACCCATGTAATCCAGTCGTTACCCGCAGCCGTAGAGGTGCCGTAAAACACCTGCACATCGGCTGACCCGGTATTGGTAGGAATGAAGGATATGTCCAGCATCAGAGCATCCAGGGCTGGCGTGGTGGTTCTGGTTCAATGACCAACGACACATGACCGTCAGGCACAACCAGAAACAGTTCTGTTCCGGATTGGTCCAGGTATCTGACAACCTCTCCATAGGTTGAGGATTCCTGATAGGCATTCCCAATGCCATCTATCGAGACAAGAATGTAATTCATCAGTACACGCCAGCCACAACTGTCACATGCCAACCTGCGGCGACCGCCGTTGCCAAACCACCGAGCAGACGATAACCAGGATTGATCGGTATGTTCATTGGATAGTCAATATCAGCTGTAGCTACAGTAGCCGATGCCGTTGTAGCGGGAAGCGAGACTTCTCCGTAAAAGAAGTTATTCAGGATTGACCCGTTCAGGGAATCCCTTTGCCCGATTGTAGTTGTCTGCACATAGCTGTTGGTTGTAGAGGTAAAATAACTCGCCTGCCCGCCCGTCACCGGACCGACATAAATCTTGTAGCTGGAAGCTCCGGTTACGGCTGTCCAGTTCCATGTAATCGAACCGGTCGGTCCGGTAACTGCTACCGATGCCGTTTCTGTTGAGGCGGCAGTCTGTCCCCCATAGGCGTCAATCGCCACAATCTTGGCAAAGAAGTTTCCCGATTGCAGCGCGCCACCAGACCCTGATGGCGTGCCTGTGGGCGTACCCGATACCGCAGAGATGACCGTGGCCAGACGCAAAGCCCCGTTGTTGATATACAAGCGGCAAACGGTCGCTACATTGGTCCCGAGTGACTTGAAGCGCAACTTCTGGATATAACTTCCGTTGGTCGCATCTGCGGTATAGATCACGTTGTTGTTGATATTCTGGCCGGTGTAATCGTTGGCCGCTGCCGTGAACGTACCGCCAGACTGGAAATCGGCAAGTCGTGAGTAGATAGGATCGCCATTTGCGGCCATTGCATTTCTCCGTTATGGCATAGCCATGCCGCGCATCTGCGCGACCGACATGCCGATGTTTGCGTTATCCAGTAGCTCCGCGCTGGCCGTGCAGAAAACGTTGCTGGTGCCTGACAGGGTGATCAGATTGCCGCCATTACTGCTGGAGCGGATAGTCTCTCTGGTCAAACCTGTAGTGCCGTTGAAGGTTCCTTTTCCGACTTCCCATGCTGTGCCGCTTGTAATCAGGTAGGAGACAGTCAATGGCGATGATCCGAATGCCGATGAGAAAGTACGGTAGTTCGACACTGCACCCGCAAGGGTGACGGCACCCGTTCCAGTTGTCGTTGTGGTTTCCTGAACCCTGTCTGCGAGATAAGGCATTATCGATTCACCGATCCGAATCCTTGGCACTGGTAGTACAGGCCCACCCGTAACAGATACACGCCATCCGGATAAGTATCATTGATATGCGCTGCGTCACGAAAAACCCGCATGATAAACACGGATTCAGAATCCAGTCCGGTCAGATAGATCGGAGTTGGATATTCCAGAATCAATTGCGTATCCTGATACGCTGCTGTCATATTGACTTCGATATACATCGTAGCGGGTGCGCTGAAGATCTGTTCTCCAGTTGGGGTTCCTCCGAGATTGGCATTAAACCCGGAAGCCCATGTCATATCGAACCCCCACCGCACTACACCAGTGGATGCCGTATCCGACAGGATATGACCATGCGGAACAATAGGCGTCCCAGGCACATAGTCGTGTGGCATGTGGAACGTTACTGTGAATTCCTGCTGGAAGGTGGGATCAAACTTGTTAGCCTGAAACAATCCCTTGTATGCGACTTTAGTCGGCGGATTACCAATTCCGGATGTATCAATAGAACCGGGAGAGGATTGCCAGCCGATAGATGTTCTGGCATCCAGATCGGTAAAGTTCCCGTCCAACTCACCATAGGTGAGCGCTGAACCTTTAGCCGCACGGGTAACAATAGCCATTACGCCAGTCTCAATAAACCTGTCGTACCGTTGTTGGTAGGCATGGTCAAGGTCAACGTGCCAGCCGTCACCGTCTGCGAACCCAGACCATAATTGGCAATGGCCTTATTGCTCTGCGTTGAGTTATAGAGCAGCACGGTATCAAACGCAGTCGCTAGTGTGACGGTGGTGTAGACAATGGATGCAGAGGGTGTCCAGTAGGCCGTTGTGCCATCATTGGTCGGTGCTGTCGCATTCGTCACCACCACACCACCAGCCGAGTATCCCGAACCGGACACTTCGCCCGTAGCAGAGTAGGTTGCAGTGGAAGCGTTGATCGTTGCTGTGGTCAGGAACAATGCCGCTTTGACAGTATCCGTTGTGGGATTGGTCAAGCTGGTTCTGGACACCAGCGTTACTGTACCAAGTTGATGTGCGCCGAGCATCAATTCTGATTTGAACGACGCGCAGACGGCAGGGGTATTAGCCATAAGTGACTCCTAAAGTGTGGCTTGTTCAGGGAATGCCACCAACCCTTGTTTGAGCTTGATGTGGCGATTCTGCTTGACGATTTCATCGCCAAGACGGTAGGTTTCAATCAGCATGATTGCGTTGTCGTCTTCGCTCCACTCATGCTTATAGTCCAGGTCAGCTAGTGGAATGTTGCCCTTAGTTGTCCAAATCAGCGGTTCATTCATAACTCAGACTCCAATATGAAACTGCAAACCGTTGAGATAAATCAACGCTGCCGCAATCGCCGCGCCACCAATCAGTATCTTTGACATGTGCCGCATCACGAAACCGAAGCCCTTGAGGTTCTGGTACAACTCAATCACCTCGCTGATCTTGGTCGTGTTCTCCGCGATGGTATGCAATGCTCCGCTAATCTCGGACATTTCCTTGGTCATGTTCTTGATGTCGCTGTCGATACGCAACAAATCGCCACGCACACCGCTCACCTGATGCGCCAGGGAATCAATCTGTGCATCCTTGTCGCGGGAACAGGCTTCCAGCTCGCGCCGGATGGCTGCGGCCTCCTGACACGTCTGCATGCTTACACCTCGGCCAGTTTGCGAATCTGCGCGGTGACTTTATCCAGCTTGGCCTGAGCTGCGGCGGCTTCGGTTTCGGCCTTGTCGCGTGCTTCGATGGCTGCCGCGGTCGCGGTAATGGCGTCCTGCATCTGGATGGAAAGCGTCTTGATGCGAGATTCGATTCCTGCGGCGGCGTCGTTGGACTGCGATTGCGCACCAGCAATGATGCTTGCAGCCGTGGCGTTAGCGTTGCTGACAATCTCATCCGCACGAATACCGGCTTCACGCTCGGCGTCGGATGCCTTGATATGCGCTGCGGCCACAATCTCATCGGCCTTGACCTGCCATGCCTTGATACTGTCCTTGGCCTGCTTCACCTCAGCCTTGAGCGCATCACGTTCCTGCTCGGCGGCATCTCTGGCCTTGATGGCTTCTGAGGTCGCCAGTTCGAGTGACCCGATGGACTCCAGCATGTCAGCCGCTTCGGTCATGCGCTGATACTGGTTGGCGAGAATGCGGATAGCTTCCGCTGCAGATTGTTTGGTCGCCATGGTTAGCTCCTGAGTGGGTTGGCGCGGCGCGCAATCATGATGATGTTCAGCGTTGAACCAGCACCGCCCGTCAACAGTGGACGAGTGAAGTACGGCACCTCAACAATCTGTTTCATCCCGGCAGCCGTGAAGGTCAGGGCTGTACCCTGCGCATTGTTCAGGGTGTACCAGTTCGTACCGTCGTTGCTGCCCTGGATGGTGATCGTCGCGCCACCGAACGTGCCATCCACCGAAACACAGCGGTCAGCCCATTCGCACGAAACGACTGGCGCGCCATCGCTGTTGGCATTGGTGACACTCGGCCAACTGATCTTCGACACTGAACCATCCTGGCTGATGTCGGTGATTACCGCATTGATTGTTGCCATATCTCTACCTCAATAAAAAACCGCCCGGAGGCGGCTTGTTGTTTATCCCAGCATGCCCATGCCTGGATCGGATGGGCTGAACGGTCTTGCCTGTGGAGTTCGATTCACGTTTGCCTCGGCTGCTGACCTGGCATGTCGCAACATCATCAGCGCGTAACGTGATGCACTGATTACGTCGTCAAACTCCTTGACGACCTTTCCATCCTTGCGGTGATAAAGCCGGTATTCTTCCAGCCAGTCAGAGCACGTCTTGAAAACCTTTAGCCTTCCTGTCTGCAACCTGTCCAGCATATCCATCAGCCCAGCCTCTACACCATTGCCTCCGGTCGCATGGGATGCCTGCTCGTGCAGCATCCGCAATCCTTGCGCCTTGTACTGCGCTGCCAACTGTTCTCCGCTGCCCTTGTCGTGCTGCAATCCATCGTGAGGCCATGCAACGGGCTTCCATGCGCCCCACGGCTTGATGGCTGCTGCATGGATAACTGGGGTTGCCTCTGATCGCTTATAAACTGCTGTGATGTAAACCGTATCCGCATCACGGTCCCATGCGAGGTTTGCCGCTGCGGTGGGGTGATCCCAACCGAAGTCCAGCCCGATAATTTGCGCCCAATGGCTCGGTATCTGAATCGGGTTGCAGGTGATGAACGCTTCGTCTATCGGGAATATCGCGCCCGAACCGAGCGCTGGCGTCCCTTCTGATCGCGCCTTGCGAAGATAAACCGGCGTTGCGGCTAGTAACTCGGCCTTTGTTTTCTCTGACAGATGAGGCACATCGTTCCAACCTGCCGTCACCAGATACTTACTTGGCGTAATTTCAGGCATCGCGTTTACCGCCCGGCAGGAACTGCATCACCACCTCGCTCATGCCTTCCAGTGGTGTGAACGTGATATAGATCATCCCATTTGTGGTGGCAGTACGGATTAAGCACTCGCCATAAATATCCAGGGGCGGTTCTTCGTCTAGCCAAATCCCGTCCTGCTCAGTTCCCTCGAATGATCCTCTTCCCTGCTGGTAGGATTTCAGCCCGATGGTTGAGATGCCGCCTGACTTGTGGCGTATCTGCGCCGTATCAATCAGGTTTGGCACCCCAGCCTTCCAGGTGATTTCCTCGATAGTGTCGCCTGGGATCAACCCGGTCCCGCTCACGCGCTTAGTTACGCCGGAACCTAACACCTCACCAAACAGCTTGGCCTGCACAATATCGCGCGTGGTTTCGTTCGTTTTACCAGCAGCCCAGAATCTCACCGGCTCGTCGAAACGTCTGCCATCCCACCATGGGGCAATGTCGTCATACAAGCCGGTCAGGTGGAGCGCTGTTTCATAGCCGCCCATCCCTTCCGACTTGCCGACACGGTTCGCGCACATTGCGCAGCGCTCACGGTAATCATAACCGGCACTGAAGAACTCCAGGTGTTTCAGGTACAAACCACGTCGCAGTGGCCCTTCATCCGGGTAATACGTCCATATCTTCCGACGCGCGCGATAGGCTTGCTCAGATTCTAGCAGCGCTAGTAATTCCTGTTCTTCCGATGGCGTCAACATTAGTATTACTTATGGGCTTTTGCTTGTTGTTGGGTATAAAGCCGGGAATTTTGAGACTACGCCGCCAATTTGATTAAATTGCCATCAGAATTATTTATTTATAATGCCCAATTTCGCAGACAATGCGGCGATCCTGGCAACGCGCTCTTCTGGCGTTAATGTGGAAACCGTGACATCCGCATCCAACTGCAACTTGTCACCGTAGTCTCTGGGTGCATACTTGCTTGCACGCCAGCGATAATGCTGCGCCAACTCACGCGCCTTTGCGATGGAGCCATTCACCGTTTCATCCGCACCCAGCAACACCTGTTCGGCCTGATCATCCCAATGCCGAGCCGACATGATGCGTGACTCTCTCGCGCGCGCGGATCGTTCCGGGTCAGCAGATAGCCATTCGCTCAACTTGCTTTTGCTCACCTTCAAACTGTTTGCAATATGCGCCTGTGCCTCGCCGCTCTCAATGCGCTCACAGATAACATCAATCCCAACAGCGTCCAGCGTATCCTTGTCAGTCATTGTCTTTGCTGGTTTACGCGATGCAGCCATCACACAACCTCTGGCATCTCAACAATATGATCCAGCAGGGAGCGCTTCATATCGCCAACGGTCATGCCGTCATACATGGGCTGGCTGTCCTCATCGGAATCGAGCAGGCCAATTGCCATATTGGATAGTCCTGCATGAACGTCCTCGCGCTTGACATCGCCGCTCTCGATCTGTTCCAGCGGGACATGTACGCCCAACTCGCCGATGTTGAACAGGGCGAACTTTCCTTCTGGCGTTTCTGCGTTAATCTCGGTAATCTTGAAGGCTTGCATTACTCGCCCTCTCGCATGGGCTGACCGCCAAACCCTGCATTGAAATCTTCTTCGCCGCCTGTATCGCCGTCGTTGGAGTAAATTTCCAGCGCCATCTTCAGGGCTTCTTGAATGGATTTGGCAATCTTCCCGTCCATTTGCTCTGTTTCGCCTTCCTCTGCCTGAATTGGCTCAGATGAAACAGCGATGGTGCCGTTCGGCAATACACGCAATTCAATGCAGTATCCGTCTTGATTCCCTTGATCACCCTGATCTTCTGCGACCATCTGGCCCTGCATGTTCTGATCCATGTTGTTTCCTTGGTTATTTACCATCTGACCCATCCACCGATCCCGACGAATGTGTCTATATGCCCGCGCATCATGTCTGCATTGGCGATTGCGCCCAGGTGTGCGGCCTTGACCTGTAACAACTCCTGCCTGCCTTCAATACGCACGGCTGGCTCTCCTGCTTTCATGCCGTAATAAATCCCAATCTCTGATTTTGTGTTGACTGCTACCCAAGGCAGCGGCTCCACACGGTCGAATGTCTGCGACTCGCCTGTCTGCTGGTTGATTACCGTGGTGATGGTGTGCTGTCTCTCATCGTTCGCTGTCTTGCTGGATGCGATGACATGCTGATCATTGTCGGCTACCACGGATTCAGGCAGCTTGAGCGTGCGCTTGACGGCTGGCTTGTAGACTTTTACTGGCGCGGTTGCAACCTCGACCTTCTCTTCCTTTTTCACTTCTGGCGCTGTCGTGGCTTCCACCGTTACGCCTGGCGGAATTTCAGGTGCGCGGTTGTACCATGCGATACCGTAGGCAATAGCGACAACGATTGCTCCAGTGACTACCGCAGATCCACTCAGGTAGTATTTTGTCTGGCCGTTCACTTGGTCAACTCGGTTGTGCTGACGAATCGCAATGCAGCATTCACGGCAGGCATAAGCACTACCATGACGTAGTAGAAATTGAATGGCAGATGTGGCTGCAACAGTTGCGTGCTGGCTTCCAGTGCAGCGGTTGCCGCCATGATGGTGTTAAACCAGAGCGTTTTGCTGGTATACCAGGGTTTCATGCTTCGCATCCATGCACGCCTGGGTAGTATTTACCGTCGAGCTTGCGCGTGAGTACCTGCTGTCGGTTGCCTACGCCAAGCCCGAAATGCACCCAGTTGGAGATAGTTCCGTCTTTTCTGCGGCTGTACTCGTTGATAAGTTGGTCGAACTTGATACCCGCATCGATAATCGCCATGCACACCTGTTTGGGCGGGCCGAACTCCGGACATTTGATGTCTGCGGCCAGCCCGAGCATGTGCGCAGAGTTATCAGCGCCACCTACCGCACGATTGACCATCTCAGAGCGGAATCCGCTGCTGATGTGGATCGGATGGCCGAGCACTTGTCGCACTTCCTCCAGCGCCTTTGCCGTGCGCAGAATACGCACTATCTCAATATCGCTCGGGATATTGGGCAAGGCGGTGCTGGTGGAGGTGAACTCTGAAAGGCTGAAATGCTCAGTCAACTTCAATGGATCACCTCGCTTTCGGAAGTGTGGAAATAAAAAAGCCACCCTTTCGAGGTGGCTGTGAGTTCCCGCATGCTGTGGATGGGCTTTGCGGAAGAGGGTGAAATCAGGACGAAAAAAAACCGCAATTAAGCGGTTTCTTCATGGCGAACTACTCCATCACTGGCGCGGTTCTCTTTTTTGAAT